TTAGATAAATCAGTATTAGTATCATCTAATTATATAGATAAAGTAATTGATGAATTAAAAAAAGATAAACCTAATTTTAAAAATATTAGACAAACAATTGCTAATGCTAATGTTGATGATTTTGAAGAATTATTTAGGTCACTTTATGATAGAGCAAGTGAATATGTGTTTGCTAAAGAAGGTACTATAGCTACCTTAATAAATGATCATCAATACAAAGCTAATTTTAGAATAGATAAAGAAATTAATATAATGAGTTTAATTAATAATATAATAAATAATAAATAATATGGATAATCCAACAACACAACAACCAGCAGGTCCTCCAATTGACTTAAAAAATACCACAGGTATTAAAAATTCAAAAGGTGGTAGTATATTCCAACAAGGAGTAATATTAAGAACAGTATCAAAATTTATAACAGGTACAGATGAAGATGCATTATTACCTATTCCTGTATTTTTTGATCCAAAAACAAATAAAATATTAAAAGGTTCTGTTCCAGCTGATTTAAGAGAGGAATTAGATGGAGAGATCATTTAATGAAAAATATATTTGATTGGCTAAAAGAAATTAATTTCCTTAAATCCCCAGTATCTAAATTTAGTAATAAAGACTGGGATTTATGGAATAGTTATATGATTCATAGGTTTTTATCTATGAATAAAGATTTTCTAGATATAGTTAATGAAGTACAGAGTATAAATCCTCAAAACAAAAAAGAAATTTATACTATTTATAGGGAATTTATTCCTGTAAATAATAAATGGAATAAGTATATTAAATCAAATATAAAACAACATAATAGTGAATTATTAAGTTTTTTATCTAATCATTGGGAATGTTCAAAAAATGAAGTTAAAGAATATTTAAATATTTTGGATGATGATAAAATTATTAATACATTAGCTAGTATGGGGCTTGAACAAAAAGAAATAAGTAAACTATTAAAATGAAATACCAACAACAAAATTTCCAATATTTTAACTTAGATAAATACGATACTTTAAATGGTTTTGACTTTGGAAAAGTTGAAGGTTGGTTTAAAGATGAATTAACTAAAGAATTTGCTCATTTTAAATTTGGTCAATATACAATAGATTTTGATGTAGAAGAAGGAGATATTGTTTTTGATTTTGGGGCTAGTATTGGACCTTTTGTTTGGCAAATCAAAGAAAAAAATCCATCAAAAGTATTTTGTATAGAACCAAGTTGGGGTTTATTAGATACATTAGATAAAAATTTAAAAGCCACAAAAATACCATATAAAATTTTCAAATGTGGAGTTGGAAAAGAATCAGGAGCAGAAGAATTAGTAGCATTTGATTATAAAGGTAATCCACTTGTTACCTCATTTCCTACTTTAAGTTTTATGGATATAATTAAAGAATCTGGAGTAGATAAAATAGATTTCCTTAAAACTGATAGTGAAGGAGGTGAATATAATATTTTTAATAATGAAAATATTTGGTGGATAAAAGAAAATGTTAAAAAAATATCCGGTGAATTTCATTTAGAAAGTAGAGAAGATAAAAAAAGATTTGATGTATTTAGAAATACTTATCTTAGATTATTTCCTAACCATAAAATTTACTCAATAGATATGTTTGATATAACAAATTATCTATGGGAAGAAAAAGTACCAGGGAGAATGGAAGATAAAAGTTTTTTAGAATATTATAATCAAATAATAATACACATAGATAACCGTTAAATTAAAATTATGAATAAACAAGTATATAAGTTTTTAAAATCAGAAGCTGAGGCAGATAAAAACAAAGCTTTAGCCAGTTTAGAATTACTAACTAATCACCCAGCTGGTATAGGTGATCACTCAACTAAAGATTATTGGGCAAATTGTAATGAAACTCTAAGATTATTAGCATCAGCTGATGAAAGATTAGAGGTATTAGAAAAGTATTTTAACAATAAAGAACAAGTTAATGGGTGATAGTAGAAAGGCATATGCGGATTTAATTAGTGAAAAAGAATTTGATAAACTAGTTAAAAAAGAAGAAACCATTGATGGTTTAGGAGTAGTAGAAGTATTTGAAACAGAATATCCTGAGTTAGCTGAGGAATACAAAAGAATAGGAATGGAAATGTACCAAATGTTTGCAGCTAAACATATGGATTATGGTTTAAATAATATTGCATTAGGAGGGGATTTAACTAACAAAGAAGATAAAAAATTTTCATTGACAGGTTTAGCCATTAGATTAACAGATAAAATTAGTAGATTAAAAAATTTACTAATTAATGGTAAAAATTACGTTAAAGGAGAAGGAATGGAAGATACGTTTATTGATATAGCCAATTATGGAATAATTGGTATGTTAGTAGGACGTAATAAATGGAAAAAATAAGTTTTGGCTAAAAAAATACCTAAAATAGTTAAGGAGATTCAAAAGAATCCACCTCATGAGATTGATTATTCTTATCAAAAGAATATATCTTATTCTCAAATCTCTATGTTTAAACAATGTCCTCATAAATGGAAATTACATTATAAGGATAAAATTAGTCAAAGAGACACCTCTATCTATTTAGTATTTGGAATTGCAATTCACGAAGCTATTCAAGAATATTTAACTGTGTTTTACGAACAATCCAGAGCGGCTGCTGATAGATTAGAATTAATTGATAAATTCCAAAAAACATTTATTGAAGTTTATCAAAAACAATATAAACAAAATAATAATTCCCATTTTTCTAGTGCTGAACAAATGAGAGAATTTTTTGAAGATGGAGTTGAAATATTAAAATTTTTTAAGAAGAAAATTGGTGGTTATTTTTCAAAACGAGGTACTCACTTAGTTGGTATTGAATTACCTGTTATTAATACACCAAATAAAATGTTAAATAATATTTTATTTAAAGGCATGTTAGATGTTGTATTATATCATGAAAATACAGATGAATTTACTATAATAGATATTAAAACAAGCACTAGGGGCTGGCATGACAAAATGAAGAAAAATGAAGATAAGCAATTTCAACTTATCTTATATAAAAAATATTTCTCAGAATTATATAATATTCCGTTAGAAAAAATAGATATTAAATTCTTTATAGTAAAAAGAAAATTATATGAAGAATGTGATTGGCCTCAAACTAGGATACAAGAATTTAGACCACCAAGTGGTAAAATAAAATTAAATAGAGCTACTAAATATATAAAAGATTTTATGGATCAAGTATTTGATTCACAAGGAAATATAAAAGAACAAAATTATCCTTGCACTTGTAGATATTGTGAATAAAGTAGCGATTTTAATAAATACTTATATATGTATAATAAACGTTTTAAATAAATTAAGATTATGACAAATAAAAAACCAATGACACTTACTAGTGTTAAAGTCCAAAGTGATTTATTCGAGAATTTTAAAATTGAATGTGTTAGAAGGAAATTTTCATTTCAAAAACTAGCTGATCGTAGCTTGTATTTATATCTTACTGATGAAGATTTTCGTAAAAAAATAACAAACCAAACCACTCTCGAATTATAAACTATGAACAAAACAACTTTTAAGTATTTACCTCCACAAAAGAGAAAAAAAATTCTATTAATTTGTGATGACATTAGAGTTCACTCTGGTGTAGCAACTGTAGCCAAAGAAATTGTAATACATACAGCTCAACATTTTAATTGGGTTCAAATGGCTGGAGCAATTAAACATCCTGATTTTGGAAAAAAACTTGATATAAGTCTAGAAACAAATAAGCATGCAGGTATAAATGATTCATCAGTTATACTATATCCTACTAATGGTTATGGTGATCCTAATATGATTAGATCTATAATGCAAATAGAAAAACCAGATGCAATATTTTTATTTACAGATCCTAGATATTTTATGCATGTTTGGAATATGGAACAAGAAATTAGGAGAAAAATTCCAATTATTTATTTAAATATTTGGGATGATTACCCTGCCCCAATGTATAATCAACCTTATTATGAAGCTTGTGATTTACTAATGGGTATTTCAAAACAAACAGTTAATATTAATAAATTAGTATTAAAAGGAAGAGAAGGAAATAGATTATTTAAATATCTTCCTCATGGTAAAAACCCAGATATTTTTAAACCAATAGATAAAAATAATGAAAAGTATATTTCATTTAAAAATCAATTATTTAATAATAAAGAATACGATTTTATTTTATATTTTAACTCAAGAAATATCAGGAGAAAACAAACGTCAGATGCTATATTAGCATTTAGATCATTTTTAGATACTTTACCTAAAGATAAAGCTAAAAAATGTGCTTTTGTATTGAAAACGGAAAAAGTAACAGATGCAGGTACTGATTTACCTCAAGTTATAGAATATTTTCTTGGAGAAAGTTATGAAGATCAAGCTTATATAGTTGATACAAAATTATCTGAGGAACAATTGAATTTCTTATATAATATGGCTGATTCAACAATATTATTAACATCTAATGAAGGTTGGGGGTTAGCTAATACAGAATCTCTTCTATCAGGAACCCCAATAATAGCTAATGTTACTGGAGGAATGCAAGATCAAATGAGGTTTGAAGATGAGAATGGAAAATGGTTTACACCATCACCTGATGTACCTTCAAACCATAGAGGTACATATAAAAAACATGGTGAATGGGCATTCCCAGTTTATCCTACTAGTAGATCTATTCAGGGTTCACCCCCTACACCTTATATTTTTGATGATAGGTGTACATGGGAAGATGCGGCTGAAAGAATAAAAGAAGTATACGATTTATCCCCCGAAGAAAGAAAAAGAAGAGGATTAAGTGGAAGAGAATGGGCAATAAGTGATGAAGCAGGTTTTACTTCAAAGCATCAAGCTGAAAGGGTAATAAATGTTATTGATGAATTATTTGATACTTGGAAACCAAGAGTAAAGTATGAGGTAATTAATGCCAATGAGTATAAAGGAAAATTTTTAAATCATAAAATTATATATTAATGAATAAACCAAGAATTGTCATTTCATGTCCTTTTGACACATATTCAGGATATGGAGCTAGAGCAAGAGATGTAGTTAAAGCTATTATTGAACTTGATAAATATAATGTTGAATTATTATCCCAAAGATGGGGTGATACATCTTGGGGGTTTTGTAAAGATCACCCTGAATGGAATTTTTTAGTCAATCATTTAGCAAAGCCAAATTGGCAACAAACCAAACCTGATGTTTGGATGCAAATAACAATTCCTAATGAATTCCAACCAGTAGGAAAATATAATATCGGATTAACAGCGGGAATTGAAGCAACAGCTTGCAAACCAGAATGGGTTGAAGGAATGAATAGAATGGATATGAATTGGGTATCATCAGATTTTACAAAAACTAATTTTGAAAATATGATATTTGAAAAAAAAGATCCTAGGACTCAAGTAATTGTTGGAAAAGTAAAACTAGAAAAACCAATTTATACAATATTTGAAGGAGTTAATTTAGATACTTATAAAAATATTTCACCAAAAGAAATTAATACAATTGATTTTAAAGATATTCCTGAACAATTTTGTTTTTTATTTGTTGGTCATTGGATGCAAGGAGATTTAGGTCATGATAGAAAAAACGTAGGTCTATTAGTTAAATTATTTTATGAAACATTTAAAGATAAAAGAGGACCAAAACCTGCCTTAATTTTAAAAACTACAACTGGTGTTTCTTCTTATATTAGTAGAGATAGAATATTAGAAAAAGTTAGATCTGTTAAAAAAACAGTTAACTCCTCTAATTTACCTAATGTTTATATAGTTCATGGTGAATTTGAAGATTCTGAAGTAAATGAATTGTATAACCATCCAAAAGTAAAGGCTATGGTTAGTTTAACTAAAGGAGAAGGATTTGGTAGGCCATTATTAGAATTTGGATTAACAGGCAAACCAATAATTGCTACAGGATGGTCAGGACATATGGATTTTCTAAATCCTGAGTATAATTCTTTACTACCAGGTTCTTTAGAACATGTCCACCCATCAGCAGCAAATGATTGGTTAGTTAAAGAAGCAAAGTGGTTTAAAGTTAGTGAACCTCATGTTGGTACTACTTTAAAAAATGTACATAAACATTATAAAAAGTTTTTAGAAAGATCTAGAAAACAAAAACACTTTGTTAAAACTAATTTTAGTTGGGAAAATATGAAGGATTTAATTGATACTAATTTAGAAGAAAACCTACCAGAGTTTGCTGAACAAGTAGAATTAAAACTACCAGATTTAAATTTACCACAACTTAAAAAAGTAGACAAAAAACCAAAACTAGATTTACCTATGTTACAAAAGAACCCTAATATAGGAAAAAATTAAAATATAAAATATGAAACACGATAAAATTATAAATTGTCCTAAATCGGGAGGTGACTTATGTTATAAGGTTGAAATTAATAAAGATGTAACTAATTATTTTAGTATGTCTTGTGGATTTTGGACTAACAGTTTAATGAAAAAAGGTTCTCAATTCTTTAATGAACAATGGGAAATATTACCTGAGTTGTACAAGGATTTAGCTTGGTCAGATCCAGAAACGGAATTAATTTGGCTACCTAATAATGTAAATGTAGAAGGAAAAGGAATGGTATTTGCTGATGGAACTAATAAAGAAAACTGGAAATGGGCAGGAGTTAAGTACGTCCCAGTAACTAAA